ACACCGCCGTGGTTGGTCTGGCTGCATTTGCGCGCGGACTGAATATTGTTTCCGATGGTGTTGCCTCAATGAAATTGAAGCGATATAAAAACACCAATGGATCAAAACAGGAAATCACCGATGAATTGATGTCCCGACCGAATGCGTTTCAAACACAATTTGACTGGATGAAATACATGGCCACCATGCGTGTTGCGCGTGGGAATGCATATTCCGTGATATTCCGCAATAAATCCGGTGCCGCCATCGCCACCATCCCGGTTCACCCATCAAAGGTGAAACCCATTGTGTCCGATGGTGATTTGTTTTATCAAGTCAATGTGACCGGGATGCCGGATGTTGTCCATCACACCGACATGATCCATTGGAAAGGTTTATGTTATGACAATGTTGTGGAGGGCATCAGTCCCATCCAGGCACATGCACAAACATTGGGAATCAATCTATCCGCCGAAAAATCACAGGCACGATCCAATAAGACCAACGCAAAAAAATTCATCATTACCGGTGACGGATTGCGCGGCATGGATGCCGGTGTGAAATCATCATTGAAACAGGATTTGGATGATGTGTTGAATGACCGGTCAAATTCATTTGCATTGCCTAACAATGTCAAATTGGATTTTATGACCATGACACCGGCCGAATTGGAATTTTTGGACCAACGCAAATACGGCGCGGTTGACATCGCACGGATATTGGGAATCCCCGCATCCATGTTGGATGCATCGGAGGGCGGGAACAAATCAACGGTTGAACAGGAATCATTGAATTTTTACACGTTGACATTGCATCCGCTGACAACACAATTTCAACAGGAATTGGAATATAAATTGATTGGCCGACCTGGTGAATTTTACCGGTTTAATTTCAATTCATTGATGCGCGCCGATGTGTCCACACGTTTTGATGTTTATTCCAAAATGAAACAAATGGGATGGACCGATAACGAATTGCGAACATTAGAGGATTGGGACACATATGATGGCGGTGACCGTAGGTATGCAAATCTGAACCAGATTCCAAAGGATTTGGAGGATGAATATTATGCCGCCAAAATTGAGGCGATGCGCAAAACCAACATGAACAACAATCCCGCGGGAAACAACAACGACATTCAGACATGACACAAACCAAAACACAATCGCGTGAAATGCCGGTGATGTATCACCGCGCCGCAATTCAATCCATTGATGTTGAACAACGCACATTCGATGTGGTGTTTGCTACCAACAATGAGGTGGAAATGTGGAATTGGGACCGCGGCGCATTCATCGAGGTTCTGAAAATGAATCCCGAAAATGTGCGATTGAATCGCATCAATGCCGGCGCGCCGTTACTGGACAACCATGTGAACGGCGGCGCGCGCGCTGTATTGGGTGCCGTTGTCCGTGGATCCGCAAAGGTTGACGGAACCACCGCAACAGCAACCATCAAAATTTCAAACCGCGAGGATGTGACCGGCGTTTGGCAGGACATCCAGGATGGTATATTGTCAACCGTTTCGGTGGGATATATTGTCCACCGCGCAACATTGGTTGACACCGGCCGCAATGTTTATCATGCGGATGATTGGGAACCATATGAAATCAGCATGGCACCAATCCCGGCCGACATTGATGCGCAGGTCCGCGCCGAACAACGGACAATGTTTTCCGCCGAAATCAGCGGACCGGGTGAAGAAGATCCCGACAACAACATCCACACGGAACAGGATTTCCGCCGTGACATGGATCACATTGAATTGATCCGCACACGTTACATCAACCATTGAAACATTTTCACACATGAATAAACTGAATCAACTCAGAACCGAAATGGCGGACCTGCAATCGAAGATTGACGGAATCGCCGAAACCCTGGAAAGGGAGCAACGCGGAATGAACGAGGCCGAAAGGACTGAATTTAACACCGCAAAACAGCGCATGGCGCAAATTGAACCGGAAATCACCGAACTGCAATCGCTGATTGAATCCCGTTCAAAAAAAGCGATTGCGGCAAATCCCAAACGCACGGAGGAGGAACGCAGTTTCGACACATTCAGCATCCACAATGTCATCAGGGCCGCGGCCGGTGATGCGCGCTTGGACGGTGTTGAACGCGAATGGGACCAGGAAATCCGCAACCGCAACCGCGATGGAAGCGCAAAGGCCGGCGGAATTGGTGTTCCGTCCGAATACTTTGCACACATCACCAGGAATGCGGCAAAACGCGATTTCACCGCAACCGGCGGAACCGGCGGAAACCAGGGCGGCGACCTGATTGCGACCAACAAAGGAACCCTAATTGATGCTCTTTCCCCGTATCTGGTCCTGGACCAAATGGGCGTTCAAAAGTTTTCCGGACTGGTGGGCAATCTGTCCATTCCCAAAGAGGACACCGCCGCAACCGCGGTTGTGAAATCCGAAACCGGCGCGGCCGCCGATGTGTCAACCACATTCGATACCATCGAACTGACACCGCACCGCATCCCCGCTGAAATTGTGTACACATTTCAGATGATGGCACAATCATCCGTTGCAATGGATTCCTATGTGAACAGCCGCATTCTGAAATCCATCGCCAATGGTTTCCATAAACAGGCCATTCAGGGCGCCGGAACCGGTGATGAAATTACCGGACTGATCACCGCGCTTTTGGCAACCGGAACCGCAACCACAGGCGGATCAATTGTTGAATCAAACGGACAATTGGATTGGGACACCATCGTTGATCTGGAAGCCGCGGTTGACACACAGGATGCCCTGATGGGTGCATTGTGGTATCTGACCGGCGCCAAAATGCGCGGCAAAATGAAATCCACTGTGAAAGACAGCGGATCCGGAATGTTCATTTGGGATGCGTTTGACCGCGAAACACCGGTGAACGGATACGGCGTAAAGGTGACCAATCACGTTCCGGATGTTGTGGGAACCACACCGGTCAACGGCACATATTCACCGATCATTTTCGGAAATTTCGGCCATTTCGCAATTGCGCAATGGGGCGATATCTGGGTTGACCTGGTGAACACCAATGCCAAATCCGGTTCCAAATCCATCGTGGTGAACTCGTTTTGGGATGCAAAATGTCTGCAAACCAAATCATTCAGCATGGTGGCAGACATCACCACAACCACATCATTCGGTTCATAATCGAATACCCTGATCGTTCATACATTCGGCGCGGGATGACCTTTTGAATAAGGTCATCCCATCACGCCGGGTGAAACACAAAAAACAAAACACCAATCGAACAATGGCAAAAGTTAAAATTGAAATCACCGGGAACGCATTTGGCATCATTGGCCAGATGTGGCATCGCGGGAAACAAATTTGGGTTGACGAAAAACAGGCCGAATTGCTGATTGATGCCGGCGCGGCAAAGGTCATCCAAACACATCAGCCGCCGACAACAACCAAACCACAAACAGAGGAAGCCAAACCGGCCGAAACCGCCGGATCATCCGATAAACCATCAGCCGGGAAACCTGGCCGGAAAAAGAAATGATTGCCAAACAAACCATATCATTTGATGAAACCGCCGTTTCATTGATTGACCTGAACACGGTCAAATCACATTTGAACATCATCCGCACGGATGAGGATTCATTGTTGACGGCGTATTTGGAAAATGCATTGGATTGGGCATCATCCGAAATTGGATTCAACATCCGCAAATCAACGGTTGACTATTATTTTGACCGTGATGAAACTGACAACACCGGTGAACGCATAGCAATTCGCGGCGGATTGCGTATCCCCGCCAATGTTCTATCGTTGACCGGTGTTTATTTCAACGGGCAATCCGGCGAAACAACATTGGTACAAAACACCGATTACACATTCAACCGCGATGGGCAATATATTCCGATTGTGAAAATATTGTCCACACCTGAATCGTTTGCCGATACGGGGCATGGATACAAAGTCCGTGTTGTAGAGGGTTACTCAAACAACGCAACCAATCAGCACGATAAATTGCCGCCGGCAATCAAACAGGCGGTGTTGATGAAAATCAGGGACATTTATGATTTCCGTGGACAGGAAGTTATCGGGACAATCACATCCACGTTGTCCGTGGTTGCCGCCGATTATTTGCGTCCTTATGCTAAACTGATGATTCAATGAAAGTATGTGATCGCATAGGTATAATTGAACAAGTCACCGAAACCAACATCAATGGTTCCGTGTCATCGTCATGGGCAACCGTTGTCACATATCCGTTCTATCTGGAAACGAACCAGGGAACAGAAACCAAAAACGGACCGGCAATTGAATCCGTTGCAACCATGATCATTGGTGGCCGGTATTATCCCGGCCTGAATACAAAAATGCGGATGAACATCGGCGGTGAATATTGGAATATCACGGCCATTGATGAATTTGGGCGGAATGAACGGTTGAGAATAACAATGCGCAAAAATGACTAAGGGCAAAACACAGATTGATGGGTTGGCCGAAACCATCCGCGCATTGGAATCAATGGGTAAATTGGATTTGAAACCAATCAAATCCAATTTGCGCAAAGAGGGCCAAAAGATAATTGACACCGCAAAAAGCCGTTGCCAGAATACAAATGTGCGCGAGGCAATCGGATTCATCACAAAAAATGAATCGCGATATCCAGCCGGTGTGCTGATTGGTATTCAGTCATTTAAAGGTTCATCAGGTTTGACCAATCCGGCGATGGCGTCATTGATGGAATTTGGATCAACACCGCGATACACAAAGGATTTCCAATGGCGCGGACAAGTTGCGGCACGGCCGTTCATGCGTCCGGCATACGATCAACACAAAAACAGCATTAAAAAAAATGTTGAAAACC